GGCAAAGACAGCTGCTCTTGTAAAGGTGAGTAATTACAAGTAATAATAAACTATAAACCTAACTAATTTTAAACCAATACCAAATGACACTATTTTACCAGACTCAATCGTGGTCTAGTCAACTACAAATTTCCGAAAAAACCATTAATATTTGGAAACGTTATTCAAAGAAAAAAAATTGGAGAATAACACAATTAGCAAACGGTTATTATCAATCTGAATGGAAAGATTTTAATGATAACTGGATAGGCGTTACAAGAAGAGAAACTATTGAGGGAGCTGAAAAAGCAATTGAATCTTCAATAGAACATTACACAAAAAAGTTAAAATTCTCTGAAGGACCTATTGTTGTGAAAACCTTTTAAATACAATACTTAAATTAAATTAAATTAAATTATGTCAGACGCAATCGTCAAAAACCTAAGCTTTGGAGACGAAGCTAAGGAACAATTATTTGAAGGTATAGAAAAACTCACGAAAGCCGTTAGCTCCACATTAGGGGCTAGCGGTAAACGTGTAATATTAGAAGATGGCGCAGGTAAGCCTGTTATTACAAAAGATGGTGTAACTGTTGCCGATTCAATTATACTACTGGATCCTATAGAAAATATGGGTGCTACGCTTTTGAAAGAAGCTGCTAGGAAAACTGTTAAAGAAGCTGGCGACGGAACAACAACGGCTACAGTGCTAGCGCACTCAATATTAAAACAAGCTTACCCTAAATTAAAAGAGCTTGGTCCTAGAAAAGTAAAACAGGGTATTGATGATGCAGTAGATAAAGTAATAAAATATATTGAAAAAAATTCTGTTAAAGTAACAGGAGATATGGTAAATCAAGTTGCTACTATATCTACAAACAACGATAAAGAATTAGGTTCAGTTATTGCAGAAGCTTTTAGATTAGTAGATGAAACAGGTATTGTTATGATGGAACAAACTGAATCATCAAAAACTACAGCTGAATTAATTGATGGTATTCAATATGAACAAGGATTAACTAATTCTCATTTTGTTACTAGAAAAGATAATAGAATTGCTGAATTGGAAAAAGCTTATGTATTGCTTATAGAATCACCCGTTGAAAATATAAGGAAGATACAATCAATATTAGAGTTTGTTATTAAAAATAATAAACCTTTACTTATAATTGCTGACACGGACCCAACGGTTATATCGGCATTAGCAATGAATAAAGTAAAAGGTAATATAAAAGTAAATGTTATCAATGCTCCTGTATACGGGGTTAATAGAAAAGATACATTTTCTGATATTGCTTTATTAACCGGTGCTACAGTAATAAATGAAGATTTAGGTGATGATATGGATTTAATTCAACCTGAGCACTTAGGCTTTTGTGAAAAAGCTATTACTAATGATACTGAAACAATAATTAAAGTATCTGATATTCCGGAAGCTGTAGAAGAGTTAATTAAAAGTGTTAAACAAGATCTTAAAAAAGCAACTGTACCACCTGAAATACAAAAGCTTGAAAAAAGAATAGCTAGATTATCAGCTAAAATTTCCACTGTAAAAGTTGGTGCGGATTCAAGTATAGAATTAAAAGAAAAAACCGATAGGGTAGAAGACGCTATCTGTGCTACTAAAGCCGCTATTAAAGAAGGTATTGTTGCCGGTGGCGGGGTAGCATTATTAAATGCTTCTATGTTTATCAAACCTAAAGATGAAGCTGAAAGCATCCTTTTGGACGCAATTAAAGCTCCCTATCACACTATCTTAGACAACGCTAATATTAGCGAAGCACATTCAGAAAAGAAAGGATGGGGATTAGATGTGATAACGGGTAAATCGGTTAATATGGTTAAAGCCGGAATAATCGATCCTCTACTTGTAACTAAAGCTGCCCTTAAAAACGCGGCATCTGTTGCAACTACTATTTTATCTACTGATTGTATAATTAATAACTTAAGGGTTAATGAAGGCAATAGGTAGAAATTTAATTATAGAAAAAGAAAAGCAAGGAGCATCAGAGACCAAAGGAGGTTTGATACTGGGTGAAAAGCAAAGAGAAGATCTGAGATACAATAAAGCAAAAGTTATATCTACAGGATCTGATATTAAGGGTATAAAAGAAAACGATCTTATTTATTACGATAGACACGCTGGTCATAATATTGAAATAAATAAAAAAATATACCAAGTAATAAAAGATTCCGATATAGTAATAGTTTTATGAAAAGGTTAGAAGCAAGGGATGTTAAAGACATGAACTTGCTAAAACATTATAGAATAATACGTAAGTGGGCTGCAAAAAATAATAATATAACTGATGCCGACTTAGAGCTTTTAATATATCTTGATTGTATCGACCTGTTTACTAAGATTGATTTTAAAATGGGTGCTTATTCTTATAGTTGGAATAATAGAAGATGGAATAGTTTATTAAAAGAAGGTTGGATTGTTGTATGGAGAAAAAGAAATATGACTACCCAAAAATATCATATATACAGAGTTTCTTTTAAAGGTAAACAGCTTATAAATAGAATGTATAAGATGATGCTGGGTATAGAAGATATTCCAACTAGTGAGCGAAGAAACGTAATAATGAAAGGCGAAACCTACACTAATAAAGTATTAAAGGTTTCTATTGATAATGTTAATAAAGATAAATATAGATAATTATGAAACTAAAAGATCCAAAAATCAATTTGATTGAAAAAGCTGGAGTTGTAGGTGCTAACGCAGTATGGGATGGCCCATTAGATACTGATGGCTTCCCAATGGGGAAAGGTTCTAGCTCTGGAATATCCGGTATGGAAGTAAAAAAATATCCTACGTCTTACTCCGCTGGCCCTATTACTCAAAAAGCTAAAGCTTTTAGATAGTGGCTATGAGTCTTCCGGATATAAAATTATACGCGGCAAATTTTCTTGCATTAGGTGTAACCATGACGGAAATAGAAGTAAGGTTAAAAATACTTTTATTGTTAATTACGATTGGTTATACTGTAGCAAGATGGGTTAATATAAAAAAATAAATAATGGCTTATTCTCAAAGTTCTTCTCCGTTTTTAAAAAAAGGTGATGCCCCATCACGTAAAAAATCTAAAGGATATTATGCAGAAGTAAAAAAAGGTGGCGGTACTGGTAGTAAAGCGGGTGGCGGTATGACAGAAAAAGGAGTTAAAAAATACCGTAAAGATAATCCTGGTAGTAAATTAAGTACAGCTGTAACTACCCCTCCTTCTGAATTAAAAAAAGGAAGTAAAGCTTGGAAAAGAAGAAAATCATTTTGTGCGCGTTCAAAGAGCTGGACAAGTGAAAGAGGTAAAGCCGCAAGAAGAAAGTGGAATTGCTAAAAGTATAATTAATAAAATATAAAAAAATGGACAAAGCAACTAAATACGATTTAAAAGAAGCCTATAATAAAAATCTTACCGATAAAGCTAGATTACATTATTTAGAAAATGTAGAGCATAATGTACATAGCCGTAAAGGTTACGCAGGTAGTTATTCTGGATCACATCCAAGATTTTCTTCTCCTGCTGGCTTAATGGGACAACCTCAAGGTTTAGCACAAGCGCAAAACTTGCAACAAATGCCATTAGATTCAAATTACAATCCCGTAGCTGAAATTCCGGTTCCAACTTCTCCTATTGCTCCTATAGTTCCTGCTGCTAATACAGCACCTATGGCACCTGTTGCCCCAGAGCAATTAGCTGCACCTACTTATTATAAAAAATACTAAGCTTAAGACAATGCAAAAAGCACAAGGATTAGGAGATACTATAGAAACAATAACAAAAGCTACTGGTATAAAATCGGTAGTTGATACTGTTTCTAAAGGTTTGAACATACCATGCGGCTGTAAGCATAGAAAAGAAAAGTTAAATGAAATATTTCCATATAAATAATGGCTTTTAAAATTTTCCCACCTTACGCATTGAATAATACACCTATTTATACAGTAGATTTAGAAGATAATGTTTTAGGTAAAGCAAACAATAATGGTAGCATTATAATAAATAAAAATTTAAATCCTTCTGCAATAAAAAAAGTTGTAGATCATGAAATGGTTCATGCAGATCAATTTAAAAGAGGTGATCTAGATTATGATGATCAAAATGTTTATTGGAAAGGTAAAACATATCCGAGATCAAAAATGAATGAAGGGAGTCCCACCCTACCTTGGGAAAAAGAAGCTTATAATAAAACTAAACAAATAACTTAAAAATTAAAATTATGCCTAAAGGATTTGGATATGGTGGTGAGTCTGCCAATCAAGAAAAAAAGAATTTATCAAAAGATATGCCTGTTGTAAAACAAGCATCTTGGATGTCAAAGCATTCTATCTCTGGTGGTTCCCCGGTTGCTATGGGTGGATCTTATAAAGGATCTGCAATGGAAATGCATAAATCAGGACATGAAGATGACTTTGATTATACCCCATCAACTCCAGGTGCTGGTGTTACTGGTACTATGGTAACTGAAATAGTAGGTGCTGGAACTGGAAAACCTGTTTACGAAAAAGGTAAAAAAGGCGGTAAATTTGAAGTAAAAAAAGCTGGAGAAAAACTAGCCGGAGGTGGTAAAGTTATTGAAAGCAAAAAAGTTGGTTCGAAAGGAAAAATTCAACAAAAAGTAAGAAAAGTAAAATTTAGCTAATAATAAATGTTTAAATTGCTTCTTGGGTTATTAAAAGGTAATAACGAAAATAAATCCATCGCGGGTAGTTTAGCATGGGAGATACGAGAGGCTATTAAAGGCAAAGAGTTAGATCCTAAAGAATTACTTGAAATACAAACTAAAATAAATGAGATTGAAGCCCAGCACAGAACTATATTTGTTGCTGGGTGGCGTCCATTTATAGGTTGGATTTGCGGGATAGCTTTAATGTATAATTTTGTAATAAGAGATTTATTTATATGGGTAATGAAGCCTGAAGATATACCTCCCGCATTACAAATGGAACACTTAATGACAGTCTTACTAGGTATGCTGGGGTTAGGTGGGCTTAGAACCTATGAAAAAATAAAAGAAAAAACACACTAATTATTATAATCAATTAAATTTAATCAAATGAAAAAAACAGAAGAAAAAAAAGTAACAGAAGAGCAATTAGCTAAAATTAAAGATCAACAACTTTCAATGAGTAATAAGCTGAGAGATGTGGGTTTTTTGGAACAGCAGAAACATGTGCTTCTCCATGAATACGCGGGTATAGCCAGCGATATGGAAGAGTATAAAAAAGAGTTAGAAAAAGAATACGGAGCTATAAGTGTAGATTTAGAAACCGGAATTTACACAGAAATAGATTCATCAGAAATTAAACAATAAAATAAAATGTCAAGTATTATAAGAAAGATCAGTATTGGAGCTGATTATAAAAATGATGCTATGCATTACTCTATAGGACAGGAAGTCTACGGTGGTCATAAAATAGCTTATATCATATTTGAAGATACTGACAGTTCTTATAATATTCATATTAAAAAAAATGATGAGGTAGTACCATGGAAAAAGTTTAACAGCAACATGGCTATTTCTGTTGAATATGATTTAAAGTATGAATAGTCTTTATGATTTTATTGTTGAACCTATTGGTGAAAGATATAGTAACACCATAGAAGTAGACAATTTAAAGCTAATTTTAAATACAAAAATTGAATCTTACAAGTTTGTAAATAAAACAGCTAAAGTAATAAGTGTACCACTTGCTTACAAAACTGTAATAAAGCCTGGGGATCACGTAATTATACATCATAACGTATTTAGAAGGTATTACGATATTAAAGGAAAAGAAAAAAATAGCAGTAAATATTTTAAAGACAATCTTTATTTCTGTCAACCTGATCAAATATATATGTACAAAAAACAAAACAAATGGAAGTCCTTTATGGATCGTTGTTTTGTAAAGCCAATTTTAAATAACGACAATCTAAGCTTAGATAAAACAAAAAGCCTTGTTGGTATATTAAGATATGGTAATAGCTCCTTAAACGAGCTTAAAATAGCTCCTGGTGACCTGGTAGGGTATACGCCGAATAGTGAATGGGAATTTATTATTGATAATGAGCTTTTATATTGTATGAAATCAAATGATATTGTTATTAAATATGAACATCAAGGAAACGAAACTAAATATAATCCAAGCTGGGCAAAAAGCAGTTGAGGAATTAATTAAGGTAGCTAAAGAAGCAATAGTAGATTCTGATGATGATATATCTGCGGATAGATTAAAAAACGCTGCAGCAACAAAAAAATTAGCAATATTCGATGCATTTGAAATTCTTACAAGAATAGAAAATGAAAAAAACATATTAGAAGCTAACGATAAAACCTCAAAGCAATTTGGTGGTTTTGCCGAAAAAAGATCTAAGTAATGTACCAACAAACATTATATAAAGTATTAGATGATCATATAAAGCCTAATACTTTAAAAAGATTAAATAGACTAAAAAAGTTTAAGTACGGCTATAACAAAGAATACGATATAGTAGTTATAAGTAAAAACGGTACAGTTGGTGAAATATATGAAATTCAAAACCTTAAAATTGGATTACCATTAGTAGATAAAATTTATCAAAGAAGTAAAGTCAAAGCAGAACAATATTGGGAAAGACTTCCTTTTCCAGAACAATTAGTTAAAATAAAATCTGTATTTGATTGGAATAAATACCCTGATAGTTTTAAAGAAAATTGGTACGATTATATTGATAACGAATTTAGATATAGAGATGAAGGGTTTACGTTTTATAATAAAGGGGTTGCAACTTATGTTACTGGTTCTCATTACATGTACTTGCAGCACACCAAGATTGATGTGGGGGCAGCAGACTTTAGGGAGTCGAATAGATTATTCTTTATATTTTGGGAGGCCTGTAAGGCCGATGACCGATGTTATGGTCTTATCTACCTCAAAAATAGACGGTCTGGGTTTAGCTTCATGGGATCGTCAGAGGTTGTTAACCAGGCAACAATGTCAAGTGATTCTAGATTTGGAATATTATCAAAGACGGGAGCTGATGCGAAAAAAATGTTTACCGATAAGGTTGTACCAATATCCACAAACTACCCGTTCTTTTTCAAGCCGATACAGGACGGAATGGACAGGCCGAAAACCGAGCTTGCGTACAGAGTCCCGGCGTCAAAATTAACTAGAAGAAAAATTGAAATAGGTGAAAAGCTAGATGAAATTGATGGGCTTGACACAACTATTGACTGGAAAAATACGGGTGACAACAGTTATGATGGTGAAAAATTAAAATTATTAGTTCACGATGAATCTGGTAAATGGGAAAGACCAGATAATATATTAAATAACTGGCGAGTAACTAAAACTACTTTAAGATTAGGAAGCAAGATAGTTGGAAAATGCATGATGGGGTCTACCTCAAACGCATTAGATAAAGGAGGTGAAAACTTTAAAAAACTTTACAATGGCTCGGACGTTACTAAAAGAAACCGCAATGGACAGACTAGTACAGGATTATATAGTTTGTTCATACCTATGGAATGGAATTACGAAGGATTCATTGATATGTATGGATTACCTGTATTCGACACCCCTGATGAAGAAGTCAAAGGGATTGATGGCCAATGGATTGACACTGGAGTAATTGAATATTGGCAAAATGAAGTAGAAGGATTAAAAAATGATCAAGACGCTTTAAACGAATTTTATAGGCAATTTCCTAGAACACAGGAGCATGCTTTTAGAGATGAAGCAAAACAATCGTTGTTTAATTTGTCTAAAATATATGAACAAATAGATTATGTTGAGGAAGCTAAATACAGTGGTTTAGTTACTCAAGGCAATTTTCAATGGGAAAACGGTATAAAAGATACTAAAGTAATCTTTATGCCGAGTAAAAACGGAAGATTTTTTATTACCTGGACACCACCATATCATTTGCAAAATAAAATTATTATAAAGAATGGTATAAAATATCCCGGCAATGAAGACTTTGGTGCGTTTGGATGCGACAGTTATGATATATCAGGTACGGTAGACGGTAGAGGCTCTAAAGGTTCTTTGCATGGATTAACAAAATTTACCATGGCTGATGTACCGCCAAACCAATTTTTTTTAGAATATGTAGCTAGACCTGATAATGCCGAAACATTTTTTGAAGATGTACTAATGGCTTTAGTTTTTTACGGCATGCCAATATTAGCAGAAAACAACAAACCTCGACTATTATATTATATTAAAAGAAGGGGCTATAGAGGTTACTCAATGAATAGACCCGATAAAGTATATAATAAATTATCTGTAACAGAAAGAGAAATAGGTGGAGTACCGAACTCTAGTGAAGATATGAAGCAAGCTCATGCCGCTGCTATTGAAACTTACATTAACGAACACATAGGTTTCAATAATGATAGTTATGGGAATATGTATTTTACTAGAACTTTAAATGATTGGGCAAAATTTAATTTAAATAATAGAACAAAACATGATGCGTCCATTAGTTCTGGGCTAGCTATTATGGCTTGTAATAAAAATAGATATGCACCAATTTCTAAAAAAGTATTTGAGCCAGTAAGTTTGCAAATAAGAAAATATAATAACGATGGAGTTACGTCAAAAATAATTTAAATAAATGGTTTATACAAATTACAATAGTTCATTTCCAGACCAAGTAGTATCTGATGAAATAAAAAATAGTTACGACTATGGTCTACAAGTGGGGCAAGCTATTGAAAATGAATGGTTTAGACAAGATACCGGCGGTGACCGTTATTTGCAGAATTTTCAAAACTATCATAATCTTAGATTATATGCCAGAGGCGAACAGTCTGTTCAGAAGTATAAAGATGAATTATCCATAAATGGTGATTTATCTTATTTAAATTTAGATTGGAAAATAGTACCTATAATACCTAAGTTTGTTGATATTATAGTAAATGGAATGGTGGACAAAGGCTATGAAATTAAAGCTTTTGCAAACGACCCATTTGCTATTAAAGAAAGAACAGATTTTGCTTTTAATGCATTACGCGATATTCAAAATAGAGAATATATTGAACAATTAAATCAATTAACTGGTCAAAATTTTTATGCGAGTGCAGACCCAAAAGCTTTACCTGCAACTAGGGAAGAATTAGATGTTATGCTGCAATTAGATTATAAGCAAAGCATTGAGATAGCAGAAGAAGAAGTTATAAATAATGTTTTTGATTTTAATAAATATGATGAAACAAAAAGAAAGATAGCTTACGACTTAACTGTATTAGGAATTGGCGCTTCTAAAACAAGCTTTAATTTATCTGAAGGTATCAAAGTTAATTATGTAGATCCCGCAGCTCTTGTTTATTCTTATACAGAAGATCCTAATTTTGATGACATATATTATGTTGGCGAAGTTAAAAATTTAAGTCTTTCTGAAGTAAAAAAACAATTCCCTAATTTAACTAATTCTGATTTAGAAGAAATTCAAAAATATAGAGGGCCAAGTAATTATAGTAATTACGTAAGAAATTATAGTGGTAATAATGATGACAATTTAGTTTCTATATTATTTTTTGAATATAAAACTTATGCTAATCAAGTATTTAAATTAAAATACACTGACCAAGGCTTAGAAAAAATATTAGAAAAAAACGACAGCTTCAATCCTCCAGAAAGCGATAACTTTGAAAAAGTAAGTAGAAGTATTGAGGTATTATATACAGGAGCTAAGGTTTTAGGAATGCCTAAAATATTAGATTGGAAGTTATCTGAAAATATGACTAGGCCTTATGGTAATGTTACTAAAGTTAACATGAATTATTCCATCTGCGCGCCTAGATTATATAAAGGTAGAATTGATTCAGTTGTAAACAAGATAACTTCTTTTGCAGATATGATTCAATTAACCCATTTAAAATTGCAACAGGTTTTGTCAAGAGTTGTACCAGATGGGGTGTATTTAGATATGGATGGTTTGGCCGAGGTTGATTTAGGTAATGGAACCAATTATAATCCAGCGGAAGCACTAAACATGTATTTCCAAACCGGTAGCATCGTTGGTAGATCATTAACACAAGAGGGTGATTTAAATAGAGGTAAAGTACCAATTCAAGAATTACAGACATCAAATGGTATGTCTAAAATTTCCGCTTTAATCCAAACTTATCAATATTATTTACAAATGATAAGAGATACTACAGGATTAAATGAAGCTGTGGATGGTAGTTCACCTGATAAAAATGCTTTAGTAGGACTACAAAAAATGGCAGCCGCAAATTCAAATGTAGCTGTTAGACACATATTGAAAGCTTTAATGTATATTACAATAAGAAATGCAGAAAATATCGGTCTTAGAGTAAATGATGCTTTGCAATTCCCATTAACAAAAGAAGCTTTGCTAAGCAGTATTAATACTTTCAATGTAAATACATTAGAAGAGATTGCTAAATTAGATATACACAATTTTGGTATATTCTTAGAGCTAGAACCAGATGCTGAAGAGAAAGCAATGCTTGAGCAAAATATTCAAGTTTCATTGCAACAAAATTCTATTAATCTTGAGGATGCTATTGATATTAGAGAAATAAGAAATATTAAGTTAGCTAATCAAGTATTAAAATTAAGAAGAACTAAAAGAGCTGAACAACAACAAGCTGCTCAACTGGCTAATATTCAAGCGCAAGGCCAATCTAATGCACAAGCTTCAGAAGCAGCTGCTTTAGCTGAGGTGCAAAAACAACAAGCATTAGCTGAAACAAAAGTACAAATTGAAAAAGCAAAGTCTGAGTTTGAAATAAATAAAATGGAACAAGAAGCTTTAATTAAAAAACAATTAATGGCTGAAGAGTTCCAATACAAAATGAAGCTTGCTCAAATAGAAGCAGACGCGCAAGCAATGAAAGAAAAACAAATAGAAGATCGTAAAGATCAAAGAGTTAAAATTCAAGGAACTCAACAATCTGAACTTATAGATCAAAGAAAAAATGATCTATTGCCTAAAGATTTTGAATCATCAGGTAATGATAATCTAGGCGGGTTTGGATTAGAGCAATTTGAACCAAGGTAAACTTTTTTATTAATCAATTTTATATTATTATATCATGGCAGAAGTACAAGTAAAACAAGAGGGGGAATTCAAAATGAAGAAACCCACTAAACCGAAAAATTTAGTGCAAGAACAAAAGATCGTAAAAGTTGAATTAAAAGATCAAGCGCCACTAGATAAACCTAAAGAAGAAGTTACCAAAGTGGTAATTCCTAACGAACAAAAAATAGAAGAAAATGCCGTTCAAGAGTCAAGCGCAGAGAAGGTGGATGTATCTAACCAATCCGGAGATGGCAAAGAAGTGGGAGAAAGAAACGCCAAAGGGGAAGACGCTACCCAAGAAAGTCAAAAAGAAGAAGTAGATTCCCCTATAAAATTAGTGGAAGATGAAGAAAATAATTCTGGAACGACGGGAATGGATGGAAGCAATGAAACTACCCCTCCCCGACTGGAACAAAAAGAAGTATTACAGGAAACAAAAGCACCAGAGCTACCCGAAGGAATAGATAAACTAATTAAGTTTATGCAAGAAACAGGTGGTACTGTGCAAGATTATGCAAGATTAAATGCTGATTATTCAAACGTTGATAGCAATACTTTATTAAAAGAATATTACAAACAAACAAAACCTCATTTGGATCAAGAAGACATTGATATTTTATTAGATGATTTCACTTATGATGAAGAAATAGATGAGGATAGAGATATACGCAAAAAGAAAATTGCGTTTAAAGAAGAGGTTGCAAAAGCTAAAAACTTTTTGGAAGAAACAAAGAGTAAGTATTACGAGGAAATTAAATTAAGACCTGGTATTACTCAAGAACAACAAAAAGCTATGGATTTTTTCAATCGCTATAATAATGAAGAGCAAAATAGAAGGTCTATTATAGACAGGTTTGAAAAGACTACTGACAATTATTTTTCCAGCAATTTCGAAGGTTTCGATTTTAATGTAGGATCTAAAAAATTTAAGTATTCTGTAAAAGACCCTGTTTCCGTTGCTGACAGCCAGAAAAATTTATCTAAGTTCGTTGAGACGTTCTTAAACGACAAAGGTGAATTACAAGACCCTGGAGGTTATCACAAGGCCCTCTATGCCGCTAGGAATACTGACCAACTTGTAAATCATTTCTATGAGCAAGGCCGTGCCGATGCTATTAAAGAACAGATTGCTAAAACTAAAAACATTACAACTGAGCCAAGACAAACAGCCGGCGGTGATGTATTTATTAATGGATTAAAGGTCAGGGCTATTAGCGGGGCTGATTCTAGTAGACTAAAAATAAAAACAAAAAAATTTAACTAATTAAAAAAAATTAAAAATGGCAAATGTTTCACCTGCTTTTGGTTCAATTAAACCAAGTCAAAAGCAACAAATACTTAGTGATAACTACCTAAGTTTTACAGATGGTACTAATGACTTCGCTCAACAGTACCTACCCGAAATTTACGAGCAAGAAGTAGAAAGATATGGTAACAGAACTTTATCTGGCTTCTTAAGAATGGTTGGTGCAGAAATGCCCATGACTTCTGATCAAGTTGTATGGTCTGAGCAAAATAGACTACATGTTGCTTATGCTAATGTAACTGTTGCAACTGGTTCTACTTTAACATTCGTATTGAATGCTACTGCTGGAGCTAGCTTTGTTGCAAACGTTATTTCTGCAAATGATACTATTGTTCTTATGGATCCTGCTACAGGAAAAGAACTAAAATGTTTTGTAGAAACTAGCGTTGATACTTCTCCTACTTTGGCTACTTTAACTGTTAAGCCTTATACTCAAGGAGATCTAATTGCTACTGGTGGTGGTTCTGAAATTGATTTTACAGGACTAACAACTGGTAAGATTTTTGTTTATGGTTCTGAATTTAAGAAAGGAACTGCTGACGGTCGTGAGCGTTCTATCACACCTTCTTTCACTCAATACAACAATTCACCTATCATCATTAAAGATAAGTATGCAATTTCTGGATCAGACGCTGCACAAATCGGATGGGTTGAAGTTGCTACTGAGGATGGTACTTCTGGATTCCTATGGTATCTAAAAGCTGAGTCTGAAACAAGACTACGTTTTGAAGATTATCTAGAAATGGCAGTTGTTGAAGGTGAACTAGTAAGCGGAACTTCTACATTGACTGTAAAAGGTACTGAAGGACTTTTTGCTTCTATTCAATCAAGAGGTAACGTTCTTAATAACTTTACTGGTGGAGCTACAGGACTTACCGAATTTGATAGCATCTTGAAAAACTTAGATACTCAAGGAGCTATTGAAGAGAACATGCTTTTTGTTAATAGAGGACTTGCTCTTGATATTGACGGCATGCTAGCTAATGTTTCTGATGGTGCTCAAGGTGGTACTGCTTATGGATTGTTTGAAAATTCTGAAGAAATGGCATTGAATCTTGGATTTAGTGGTTTCCGCAGAGGATCTTACGATTTTTATAAGACAGATTGGAAATATCTAAATGATGCTTCTACAAGAGGTGCAGTTGCAGTTTCTGGTATTGAAGGAGTTTTGATTCCTGCAGGTACCTCAACTGTTTACGACCAAATTTTGGGAACTAACATCCGTAGACCTTTCTTGCATGTAAGGTATAGAGCTTCTCAGGCTGATGATCGAAGAATGAAATCTTGGATTACTGGTTCTGTTGGAGGTGCTTATACTTCAGCGCTTGATGCTATGGAAGTACACTTCCTATCTGAAAGATGTCTTGTAACTCAAGGTGCAAACAATTTCGTATTGTTCACAGCTTCTGCATAGACTATTATTGTAAGGATAAGGGGTATCGTAGTGGTGCCCCTTACTTTACATTTTTTTATTAACTATTTAATTATATTATATCATGGCTAAACAAGCTACCACAAAAAACACAACTACTGATAACGTTATTGACGTTCCACAAAAAGAAGAGACTATTAATGTTATTCCAGTAAAAAAAGAAGTAAAACCTTCTAAACCCCAATGGGAAATTAAAGATAGAACTTATTTGTTAAAAGGTGCACATCAACCTATAACATATACGATTCAATCTAAACATTCACAAAGATGGCCAATGCTTTGGTTTAATAATGAAACCGGTGAGCAACAAGAGCTTAGGTATGCAACTAATCAAAACTCACCTTTTGTAAGTGAACAAAAAGGAGAAGCAACATTAGGGCATATAATGTTTAAAAATGGTTCATTGTTTGTTCCTAAAGAAAAACAAAATTTACAAAAGTTACTTTCTTTATATCATCCTAAGAAAGGTGTATTATATTATGAATACGATCAAGTAGAAGTTGCTGAAGATGATTTAGAAGACCTTTTAACAGAGGTGGATGCACTGAATGCGGCAATGGGTATGGAAATAGATCAAATGGAAGCTATATTAAGAGTTGAGGTTGGATCTAAGGTAGCAGATCTCACATCTAAGGAGATTAAAAGAGATTTACTATTATTCGCTAAGAAAAATCCTAACTTGTTCTTAAACTTGGCTAATGACGAAAACGTAGAGCTAAGGAATTTTGCAATTAAAGCTAGCGAAGCTAACATTATTTATTTATCATCTGATCAAAGAAGTATACACTGGTCTTCAAATGATAAAAGATTAATGATTGTTCCTTTTGATGAAAATCCATTTTCTGCATTTGCTTCTTACCTTAAAACTGATGAAGGTGTAGAAGTTTATAAATCAATAGAGAAAAAACTATATTAACGTGTAATATTATAGTAGTTAGGCTGCTTTAAAAGTGGCCTAGCTATTATAATTAATAATAAATAAACAATGGCAATAAACGTAAACACTGTATATCAAACAGTTTTATACATATTAAACAAAGAACAAAGAGGTTATATACCTCCAGCTGAGTTTGATAGTTTAGGAACTCAAGTACAGCTTGAAATATTTGAAAAGTATTTTGAAGACTTAAATCAACAATTAAGAGTTCCCCAAACTGATGATACATATGCAAGCCGTGTAGAAAATATTGATGAAAAAATATCTATATTTAAAACATTTGGCAATGCAGTTTACGATAATACGTCAACCCCTGGGCAACAATACTTTACATTGCCTACAACTGATGTCTATGGAACTATCGTTTCATTCTACAGACTAGGAGAAGTAATATATAAAAATACTACAGAAGTACAAAGACTTCAAAGAAATGATTTTTATAATATACAAAAATCAAAACTAACAAAAGCTACAGAAGATTTTCCCGTATATTTATATGAGAATAATAAACTATTTATTCAGCCAGCAACAATAACAAGTAATATAATTGTTGACTACGTTAGAAAGCCCGCTAATGTAAATTGGAGGTTTACCGTTGGTGGATTAGGGCAATATATACATAATGGTGAAACTTCGGTAAATTTTGAACTACATGAATCTGAACAAACAGAAGTTATTTTAAAAATATTGCAATACTCTGGAATAATAATAAGAGATCCGCAGATAGTTCAAGCAGCTGGGCAACAAATTCAAAAAGAAGAAATAAATCAAAAAAGTTAATAAGCTATGGCAACACCCAATGGAGGTTTAATAACCGAAACAAATAGACAATATTACGCTGGGGCACAAAGTTTTATAGCTGATGGTACTCAACTTTCATATACTACTACTTTTGATACTAAGTTAATTTTTGGGGGATATGATCCTTTATCTGTTGGTTATGCACAAAATAACTTTAAAATATACACTAGCACTACAGGCGCTGGAAGTAGTTACATAGAATATATTGCTCCATATACAGTTGTTGACAACGTTATAACATTAGAAACACAATTACCCGCCGGCGATTATCTTGTTGTGCAATTAAAAAGACAAGATGGAGGCGTGTATGGTAATCAAGATGCTTATGGCAATGCTGTAGAGGATAACTATGGTGGATATGCATATATAAAAATTTCTGATTTAATAAATAATTTTATAGTTGCTTATGTAGGCGCTGGTAAACTTATACCTAGTGTTAAAAGAACTGATGTTATTTTTCATGCTAAACGCGCTTTACAAGAACTAAGCTATGACACTTTAAAAAGTGTTAAATCACAAGAACTTACAATCCCTCCAAATCTTTCTATACCTCTTCCGCAAGATTATGTAAATTATGTAAAGACTTCTTGGGTCGATCAACAAGGTGTTAAGCATATAATATACCCAACTACACTTACTTCTAATCCCTCTGAAATATTACCGCAAGATTATGCAGGAGATCCTATACAAGATAACTTTAACGAAAATGTTAGAGCTACTTCAATTACTGAAGAAAGATGGGATAAAGCAAATAATAAATTAATCAATGGTAATTTTAATAATGCTGCATACGATCAATCGGTTTTTTATAATTATCAATTCGCCGATGGTCTTCTAGGGCAGCGTTATGGAATGAACCCTGAAATATCTCAATTTAATGGGTGGTTTACTATAAATGAAAGAGAAAAAAGCATGTCTTTTTCTAGTAATTTGAATAGCGCTCTTATAATATTAGAATACATATCTGATGGTCTTGCTTACGATCAAGATATGAGGGTGCCTAAAATGGCCGAGGCGGCTGTATATGCTTATTTAAACCATGCAATATTATCATCTAGAATTAACACCCCTGAATATATAGTAAATAGATATAAAAGAGAAAAATCTGCAGCTACTAGAAATGCTAAAATTAGATTATCTAATATTAAATTAGATGAAATAGCACAAATAATGAGAAATAAATCTAAATGGATTAAAAGTTAAATAGATGGCGGAAGTTAAAAATGCTTTTATAGGGTCTAAAATGAATCAAGACCTTGATGATAGGTTAGTACCATCAGGGGAATATAGAGAGGGCTTTAATATACAGGTAAGCAAATCACAAGGTGCGGATGTTGGTGCTTTAGAAAATATTTTAGGTAATGAACTTATAAGAGATTTTGAAGCTTTAACTGTGCCAAACATTCAAGTTATAGGGCAATTTACTAATCCAGCTAAAGATACAATATATTTATTCCTTACTAATTACGAGGACAAAAACTTTATTACAAACCCTACATATAATCCTTCTGCACAAAACTTTATATATGAATACAATGTATTAACTAAAGACGTAAATAGATTAGCTGAAGGAGCTTTTTTAAATTTTTCTACAACAAACCCTATTTTAGGGGGTAACATGCTTGAAAACATACTGTTCTTTACGGATAATAGAAACCAGCCCCGTAGAATAGATGTTACTAGAAGAAGTGATGCTGGGGGTGTTTACTATACCAGTGAAGATTTAGTATCTGTAGCACAATATAATCCGTTCCAACCAATAGAGCTTTATAAAGTAAGTTTAGTTCCCGGTGCAGCAGGAGCTTATGAAAGCACAATGTACGATGTAGTAAACGAATTTCTTCCTGATGGTACTACTAATAACCCTTATTACAATCCTAATTATGCGGGTGACCCCGATTATTTAGAGGATAAATTTGTAAGGTTTACCTATAGATTCCGTTTTAATGGTGGTGAATATTCTGTCTTAGCTCCATTTACGCAAGCTCTTTTTATACCGCAACAAGATGGTTATTTTTTACCCGGTGATGAAGAAGGTGCTTACAGAAGTACTATTGTGCAGTTTATGCAAAATAAAGTAAATCAAATACTTTTACAAATACCTATTCCTGCTAATAATGGAACTGAATTTATTTCTAATTTTAATATTAATGAAATAGAAGTAATATTTAAAGAATCAGATTCGCAGGCATTATACGTTGTAGATGTTATTTCAGCGGCAACAATAGAAGCCAGCACAACTAGTTACATTGAATATGATTATCAAGCTAAAAAGCCATTTAAAACCTTACCTGAATCTACCTTAATAAGAGTATACGATAAAATACCTGTTAAGGCTTTATCACAAGAAATAATTGGTAATAGAGTTGTGTATGGTAATTATCAAGACAAGCATACTCCCCCTACGGTATTAAGTTACGATGTGGGGATTTCACCTAAATCTAACTTTGATATTCAAAGCGCTTTCCCACCTGAAAATACTACCAGCATAGTTGAATATCCTAATCATACATTAAAACAAAATAGAAACTATCAAGTAGGTGTAGTGCTTTCCGATAGATACGGAAGATCGTCTACTACTATATTATCTTCTATTACTTCTGGTGAAGTAGAATCAGATGTTCTATATGGTGCTTCTACAGTATACAATCCATATAGAATTGGTACTTTAGGTAACAACTCACCGTTTTCAAGGCCTGTAGCTGAATGGCCAGGAGATTCTTTGAAAATAAGATTTGATCTTCCAATAACGTCTAGTAAAAGCCCCGCAACTAAACAGCCAGGTTTATATAATGGTAATCCTAATAGTACAAATTATAATCCATTAGGATGGTATTCTTATAAGATAGTTGTTAAACAATTAGAGCAGGAATATTATAATGTTTATTTAGGTGGTATATTAAACGGTTATCCTGGAGCACCAGCATCTCCTTCGGATCCGCAAAATACAACAGCATTTGTAACTCTTATAAATGATAATATCAACAAAGTGCCTAGAGATCTTGTTGAGGTTGGTCCAGATCAAAAACAATATAGAAGTAGCGTACAGCTTTTTGGTAGAGTAACACCCAACAGGAGCACAGCACCTACCTATAATCAACAATATTATCCAGGTCAAGTAAACAGTATAACTCCAACTACTGCTATTACAAAATTGCCGTCTTCTGATACGGTTAATACAATTGGGGAAGAAAGTAATATTATTACTACTGGTACTTATGTTGATATTTATCAAACTGATTCTAATCCATATTTAGCTAGAATAGCTCAAGGTAATACTAATAACCCAATAGGATCTTTGCCTGTTGCCTCTGGGTCATATAATTTTTTATTGGGTATTTACGAAACCGAGCCTGTTGTTTCAAGACTTGAAATATTTTGGGAAACTTCAACAGCTGGTTTAATATCAGAACTTAATGAAGCTATTAACACCGGTACTAATGAAGTAGCCGGGTTGTTTGGGTTTATTTGGAGCTTAACTGAGGCTAGTGCTATAGGAGATTCTATAGCTGGAAGGTTTGCGCCCATAGACGAAGCGGGTGAAAACGAAACGCCCCAAGAGCCACTGGCTACAAGCGATTTAGGCATGTCCGTAATAGATATAAACGGAAATACTATAAGCAAGTTTAGCTTGATTAAAATACCTGGCTCTGGTGTTTACAATCCATTAGATCCATCAACTTACGATACATATGAAATAAAAACTACAAATTATTTTTATTATGGTCCTGGTGCAGCGGTAAACGAAGTTTATTATTTTACATTTTTTGAAAAGACCCAAAACAATAAAGTAGTTGCTAATTTAATACAAAGTTTAGAAAATGTTGCTCCTACAATAACAAATGGTATTAATGTAAATTTAGATCCCACCGTTCCAAATCCAGTGTTTACATATACCGCAGTAAACGGTACTGCTAGTCCAACATTAAACGCTGAAAATTTAACATGGAGTATTGTAGGCAACCCGCCTGAAATGTCAATTGAACCTACTACTGGAAATTTAAATGTTTCTGAAGAATTGTTTGGTAAATACACATTAACAATAACTGTTCAAGACGCGGGTGGTTTAACTGATACCATTACAAGTAATGTTGTTTTTGGAGAAATACCAATTAACGACGGGTTTGGTCAAAGGCAAAATTACTCTTTATCAACAGGCTCTGGCGATTCAGGCGCTGCTTATTGGGTAGATGATAATACTAATGCGTTGACATCCACACCTTTACCTGGTTCAATTTCTGGTACAGTAGATATAAGAGCGCCATATCCAGGATTAGCCTTATCTACAACTAGCAGCAATGTTGAAATTCCCGCACCCGATTGTGCTGGGTGGACATTTAAAAATTCTAATATAGAATCAGCAGGTGCATATAATGGTACAGGAGGATTATCTCAAGGTACTGCATTTATAGCTTTAGAATTACAATTAGATCAATTTAGTTATAATCAAAATTATACAAGTCTTTTTCCCTTTGTAATGTACCCAGTGTATTTACAATTTAGAGACCCCAGTGGTGTTGGTTATCCTAATAATTGGGTGCCAGCTGCTGATATTGAAGGTAATGAAATAAAATTTGGTGGTACACATGGTAATAATTATACAGTAACTACTGATCCAGATGAGGATATTGATAAATCAGGGGTTATGACTGTAGACAATGGCGCCGCAGATTTTAATGCACTTGAAATTAATCCAAGTCTACTTGGGACTAATATTGATAATAATGATTGCTTAGAGTCAATACTTGC